TTCTTTAGCTTCTCAGCTATCTCACCTGCTTCCCCTACAAGACCGAGGGTGTTCTCGAATTGTCTTGTCTGTCCTTTAGTTAAGATCTTGCCTTCTACCCACTGGCTGTAGGCAGCTAGTTCATTCTTTGGTGTGCCATCTTCGTTGAACATATCATAATAAGGATCATAGTCTGGTGTCATTGTCGCTCCTTTACAAATAAGTTTTCTATATTAATATCGTCAGTGTCATAAAAAGTATCTAACACTAGGTCTTGAACGTCTGTTGTATGGGAGTGCTCATCTGAAGACAGTATGTTATTCTTCTCTTCAAACTCCATAACAAACGTAACACTAAATCGCTTCTTCATTATAGTGTATCTACCCACCTCTGTCGCAGCCTACCTAAATACCAGATAGCTTTATCTATATCTTCTAGGCCATTCTTGTACTCACACCTCCACATATACTTCAGCACGTTAGCTGCGTGTGGTGCTATAGAGCCTGACATGTTCTCTGTCATGGCTTCAATAGCATCTATGCATTCTATGCCAGCCTGATTGTAGTGCAGGGGCTGGTTGATATGATCAAGTTTTTCTACGTTGCTCATTATGCGTTACCTTCTGTTTTAGTGAATGCTGTAAGTCTTATTACTTTGCCTTCTGTGCCTTCTACCTCTTCGTATATAGGAGGTCTTTTCTTCATTTCAAGGTCTATTATATCGTTTCTGCGTTCTTCTACAGTATCGTACACGTAATCATCATAATTCATTACGTCTAAGAAGGCCCCTAACATAGTTATTAAATCTATTAAGTGGCTCAAGTCCTTCTTCTTTATGGTACTGTCTTTGTGCATTGCGATAGCAGTAGCTATCTCTCCTGACCAGTTACCATTGTCATCGAACTCAACAGGCTTAATTAGAAAAGCTATCTCATCAGGCTTAATAGTGTAGGTCACTTGTCCCTCCTAGTTTCCTTAAGTACAATACGTTTAGCTGACATTACTCTGCCTCTTTCATTTAACCACTCCTCAGGTATAATTCTATGTGACCACATAAATTCATTCTTGTCGCACCACTCGTAGTACCTAGACTTAGCACCCTTGTATAGCTTAGCCTTTGCATTACTAAATACAAACCTAATGTCTAGCTCTGGATGTTGCCTCTGTATCTCTGTGTGCTTACGCCTGTCTTCAGAGTCAAACATTCCTTTCGTTTCAATTATAATACCATTGTCTAGTATAAAGTCAGGCGTGTAAGTACGATAGCGTAGGTCTTCCCATTCTATCTTTAGTACTTCATACCTGACCTTATGTTGAATAGGCTTGAGGAACGCAGCAACCTCTTTCTCTAGGCCGCTGCGATACCTGCTGGACTTATGCGTCCTCTTTGTTGTCATCTTCTGATGTCTCAACAAGAGTTTCCTTCAACCGCCTAATGACCTCTGCTGACACAACCTTAAGGCTATTTAGATTGTATTCTGATTGGCGCTGCATAGAGGAATTAAATTGTATCTCTGCAAGCATATTGTTCTGCTCATCAGAGAAGTTCTCTGTGTCGTGTTCAACATCGTCTAGTGTAATTGTAGCCATTGTAATCTCCTTAGTTAGCTAACTGTACGTATTCTATATCAGGTGGTGTTTGTTTACCTTGATATACCTTGGAAGGCAAAACCTGAAGTTCAGGCCAGCACTTTTTCTTATGGTCACAGAAACCACATTGCTTACTGAGCTTCATGTTGCCGCTAGTCTTACCTCTGTATGTTTCAGGCTCAGAAGTAAAGCAACGCTCAAAAGGTTCGTCATTAGTAATGTAGTTGTGCGTATCTTGGATGTCAGCCATTACAGCTTCCTTATCCAGTGAGGCAGCAGACACGTACTTAAAGTGACCGTTACCCTTATTGACTACCCACCATCCACCAACCTTCTTATCAGCAGCCTGTGCGTACCCTATAAGCTGTGGGATGTAACCAAAGCTATCACCCTTGGCTAGTGTCTCTGCATCCACAAACTTATTCATGTATGACCAAGGTGATGCACTCTTTACATCGTCTACTGCCCCGTCCATAATCATGTCGTACTCACCGCCTACTTCAGCGCCACCCTCAAGTTTAAGGGTGACCCTATCGTTATCTGCAAATTCAACATTAGCTGCCCTAAGTAACCCTTTGAAGATAGCCTCTGTCCAATCCCCCATTAACATGTTCAACATGAATGCGGTAGGCTTTTGGATGTCTGTCTCAGGGTTGTTCTTATCAAACCAAAGCTGGCACTTAGGACGCCCAATGTTGGACATCCTAAGCCTGAACTTATCTCGTGGGCCACTGTTGAACTGCTTCTCTAAAGCTGCTGCGACATCATCACAGATAGACTTTATAACCTCTTTAGACATAGAAGCTTTACCATCTATTGCCTTTCTAAGGTATGAGTGTACTGACAGTTCAGCAGGGTGATTCATTATTCAAAGTCCTGCACATCAATGATGCTACCCACAATAGCTGCATCTTCTGCTGAGATGTTAGCTACGTTGTTCTCATCCCATTTGCTTAGCACCCAAGTGTTAGTGCGCTCTACATAAGCAATGAAGTCACGTAGCAGATCGTTGTCACCATCAGAGAAGCCTACCTTGTCACCAAGAGATGCTGTAACTTGAGCAAACTTGTTACCATTAGGCATGGCGTGTTCTGTAGCGCCCAGCTTGATGTTGTTCTCTATAGGTGTGATAGCCTTGCTAACTAGAGAGCCAGTTACTGCGTTAATAGACTTCATAGATGAAGGGTTCTTAACATCAAACACAAAAGGTACTTCACCTGTAAAGTCTACAGACGCACCTTCTTCATTAGTAGGATTGTCTAGAGTAACCAAACCCATGAACACCTTAGTACGTTTAACGCTACGCATGACCTGCTTAGTTGCCTCAGGTAGTGCATCAAAGTCTTTGACGTAACCTGATGGACGCCCCAAGTTAAAGCCACCTAGTGTGTCTTTTAGGTCTGCGTTTAAGCTTGAAGACAGAACAGTTTTCTGTGTGTTGTTAGCTTCACTGTCCCACTTAGTCCACTGCACACGCTCAGCAAAGAGACGTATGTTTAGTTTCTCTGCATAGACTTCTTCATCACCCTTGCGTACTTTAAACATAGGAGTACTGATGATCTTGCCGTCCTTGACACCCTGTTGTACTAGGGCATTGATACGCCATATATCAGTCTGCTGTTGTTGTTGTGGTGCAGCGAAACCCATAGCGTCAGCTATGTTCATTCCGTCTACTGATAGTGCTACTGATGTGCTCATTATATATCCTTTCGAGCGGTTTAGGAAAGTAAGTTATACTATATTACGTCCTTCGTGTCAAGCCAATTCTGGCCTATCTTTGCTTCTAATAGTAGAGGCACGTTCATCTTTATGTCATACGCTTCTTCTATTAGTTTGTCAAGGTCTTCATTCAAAGTATTTATAATTGATAGCACATACTCCTTCTCGTTTGGGTGAATGTCTATCACCATTGAATCGTGAACTGTGTTGACAATGCAAGACTGCATCTTCTCTAGTCTAGCCTCTAACTCTATCAACACCAGAGGCACGACATCCCCTGTAGCAAACCCCTGCACTGGATAGTTCTTTATCATAGTGAAGTGAGTAGGCATACCATTCTCTCTGCGTACAACATCAGGGAAGGCATACTGCCTGCCTGACACGTTAGTTATCTTGTTTAGCCTGATGGCTTCATTGCCTAGCTTCTTGTGCCACGCAGCAATTCCAGGATATTTATCATTGAAGTGTTCGTAGTATGAAGCCTCTGCCTTACTTCTGCCATATCCAGTAGCGCCGAATAGTGGTGCGAAGGTGTGTGCCTTCCCTTCCTGACGGGTAGTAGGCTGACCTGCGTCACTGATAACCTTAGCTGTGTAGCTGTGTACATCAAACCCTGAGAGTATCTCATCTATAGCTACCTTGTCTTGAGCTAGAAACGCAGCCGTCCTAAATTCAAGCTGTGCAAAGTCGGCCTCACAAATGTGACCGCCTTCCCATCGTGAGATGAACACCTTCTTAACTGGAAACGTATTACCCCGTGGCATGTTCTGCATGTTAGGGTTACGCCCACTGAAACGTCCTGTAGCTGTGATGTGCTGAGTAAGACCTACGTGCAAGAAACCATCAGGCTTAGTGTAAGTAGAGATACCATCCACAAAGCTAGACAGGTAGCTGGACACAGCAGACAGACGCTTAAGGTCTGACAGGAAGTTAGCAGCCTTGTCCATGCGGTTGTTCTTAGATGTAGCTATGAGTGCGTCCAAGTTATCCTTGTCTGTGCTGAAGCCGTTAGCACTAGTCCACTTCTTACTAGGTGCAGCAAAGCCTAGACCAGCCATCTCGTTAGTCTTCTTGAGTTGGTAGCCTCTAGCGTCACAGTCCTTACACTTGTTAGGTCTAGCAAACTTAGTGCCATCCTTCTTTATTTTGTACGTCTTAGCTTCGCCCTTGCACACAGGACAGGTAAATGCCTTAGTCTTAAACAACCTACTGGAGTTAGACTTGACTGCATCACGGAACTCTTGCGGAGTCTTAACAAATTCAAATAGCTCTGCCCATTCCTTCTTGTTGTGTACCTTGCAGCTAAATAGTACCTGAGAAGCTTGCTCTGGGCTGTTGATGTTGATAGGTGTGTCACCCATTAGCTCACGTATCTGCTTATGTAAGCGCAACTCTATGTCTGCTTTCTCCTTCTCGAACTCCGTTCTTACTTGCTGTAAGGCTCCGAGATCCACTTTGACTCCCGACATGTACAGTCTGGTAAGGGTTTTACATGTATTAAAGGTAATGGCTCTGATGGTGTGTAGACTTGCACAGGAGGGATCGGCGTAACGTTCCTCTTGCTTGAGGTACAGCCCCATAGTTGCGCCAAGGTCAGCCCTAAGATAAAAGCTAAGCTCGTTGAGAGGTATCTCATTTGTGTTGTATCCTTCTTTAAAGTATTTCTTTAAGGTGTCTTGCTTCTGTACGTCTAGCTCGTAGCGTTGAGCGCAGGCATCCAAGCTAAGTGGCTCCTTCTGTCCACGTAGTAGTATGTACTCAGATAACATTGTGTCATATATGTCACCACTGTACTTGAAGCCACACTCCCACAGCCACATAAGATCGTGCTGGGCGTTGTGCATGATCAACAGGGTTGTCATGTCTAACACCTTCTGTATCTCCTTACGCCCAGCGCCTGAGGTATCCTTCTGCTCAACATGGTCTAGCGTTACGATACACTCAGAGCCACCCTTAACTGCCATCATACCAACCTGCACTAGGAAGTTAGACGGCTCGAAGGGATCAAGTATTACCTTGCCATTACGCTTTATTGTGGTGTTCTCTACGTCTAGTACTATTTCCATGCCAACCCTCCTATGCTTGATACTGTGATCTCTCGCCGTCTAACTCACAGTGTACTACACCATGCCAACCACCCTTAAGCTTATTCTTAGCTATGTTCAAGTGTCTCTGCGTATCTTGTTCGTCTGCCCCTTCAACCTGTGGGTTCTTAGAGATCAAGATCATCAGGTCAGCTTCAGCAGCCTTACCTGTCTTACTGCCTTCCATCATAGACTGATCTACATACACCTTACCTTCAGCTACAGCACTTAGCTGTGACATCCAGATTACAGCACAGTCATGCTGCTTAGCTATGTTACGTGCATGGATGGCAGCTTCCTTAAGATACACATCTGACTTGTCACTGGTCTTGCTGGAGAACTTATCACCCATATCTAAGATCACGATGTCAGGCTGGTAAGCTTTTATGATAGCCTCAACCCACGCCATGTCTTTGCCTGTTGAGTCATACAGCTTGATGTTCTCTCGTACAGGCTCGTAGCGTGACGCAGCTAAGGCGTAGTTACCCTTCACCTCTTCCATAGACATGGAGGTAGCCGCACTGAGATACCTAGCTCCTACACGCTCATACGCCTCTTCATTACACAGGACGATACACTTAGCTCCCTGACTAGCGAAGCCTTTAGGCCCACCTAGTAGTGAGGCATGAAAGGATGTCTTACCTGTGTTAGGTCTAGCACCTACGATAACTAAGTGTCCTCCACTAATACCTTCTACCTTGCTAGTCAGAGATGGTATGTTGAACCTCCACTTAGACTGTATGTCATTAGCTTGCAGTAAGTTATCTATAGAGATGTCACCCCAGTCAATCTTAAGGTTAGGCATGAAATCATCTTGATAGTCAGACAGTATCTTACGCATAGGCTCTAGGCTAGTCTGCGTACCATTCACGTAGTCAAACCCTAAGTTGGCTATCTCTTCGCCTACTACCTGCTGGAACAACTTACCTAGTACTTCTTCAGCTATGCCCTCAGACATAGGCTCTTGTCTGTCAATCTTCTTGAACAGATCTTTGTACGTTTCTTTGTTCGCTGTTGTGATAGTAGCGTTGTGTGTAAAGAACAGCCCTTCTAACTCAGGAACGGTGAGGTTCTTCTCATACGTTTCCATAGCGTAGTCGATAGTGCTTTTGATCTTGCGTACATCCTTAGAGAATAACTTGTCGGGTGTACGGATACCTCTATGATTGGCATAGAAGTCTTTATCCATTAGTGTTCTAAGTAGTGCTAACTCCATTATCTTTCTCTCTCTTAGTAAAATCTATCTGATACGCACCCTCTGGTGATTTGTATGCAGCTAAAATATCCAGGAATTGTTGGTAGCTCATGTGTAGTAGCTGGTACTCAGCAAGCTCTTCATCAAACTGTCTGAAGTAAACTACACTGTTATCTGCTATTACAACCTCAACATCTTCAAACCTATCTTCCTGATCTAGTGTGACAATTACAGAAGCATCCTGTTCAAATTCAACTGTGTACACGATTGACTGCCTCCCTCTGTATAGAAGCCTGACGCTCTTCTTCATCAAATGCTCTTATCCAAGGTACGACAATACCTGTATTCCATTTCTTTGCTTGAGCCATAGCTTCTTCTTTGTCACCCCAAACTAAAGGCTTATCATAATTAGTAAAAACCTTCTTGCCTGTATCGTAAGCCCACTCACCACCTTCTATCTCAAACATGACTGCCCACATAATAATCTCCTATTTAGTTGTTACATCTAAACAAACAACACCAATGCCGTTGTGAGTTATCATTACTTCTGCTTTCTTTCTTTGTACTTCACATTGTTCATACTTAGTGTAGCTACCTATATGGAAGTATTCTAAGCTCTGCCCACTGATCAACTCCAGCCATACTAATGCCCACATTTCTCTAACCCCTCTAGCCTTTCTTCTAAGTCAAATATTTCACGAGAGCATTTGTTAATCTTATTAGAACTCACATCCTTTGCGTCATTTATTTCTTTGTACAACGCAAACAGTTCTTCTTCTTTGTGTGCTATCTCACGTTCTACGTTCTCTATTTCACCTACCATACTCATTCTACTTCTCCAATCTTAATGCGAACCATGACGTAGGAAACCATTCCTTCATGCTGTTACAAATCTGGTTAGCTTCCTCC